ACTGGTGGTGTATTGCTACCTGATGGGCGTGCATTCTGTGTACCACATGTCAGCACAAGTGCTCGTATCTATGGTTCCGCGTATGCGACCAACCTGCCCAATGCTCGCGTACTGAGCGCCTACGACAACAAGCTATGAGCACTCTCTACTCTCTCCACGCCACCACCCCAGCGCCCCTGCCGCACCGCATCCGCTTTGCGGACGGCAGCACCCGCACAGATCGCGCCACCTTCACGCCTGACGAGCTGGAGCGTGCCGGTTACAGCGGCCCTTACGAGCGCCCCGAGTGCAACCCGAAGCTGGAAACAATCGACTGGGACGGTGAGGCGCTTGAGTACATCGTGCGCCCCTACAGCTTCGATGAGCTGCAAACGCAGCACGCCAGGATCCGCGAACGGCGCATTGAGCTGCTGCAGTCTTGCGACTGGACGCAGATTACTGACTACGACCTCGGCGCTGATCGTGACGCCTGGGCCACCTACCGCCAGGCCCTGCGCGATCTGGCCGATGCTGCCAATCCATTCGACATCACCTGGCCGCAGCCGCCTGCACCCTGATGGCTTCCTTCGTCTACAACTCCTGCATCGATGACATGGCGCGCAACGCCATCGATTTCGACACCGACAGCTTCAAAGTGATGCTGGTCACCAGCAGCTACACACCAGACAAAGACACGCACCTCAAGCGTTCCAGCGTCACCAATGAAGTCAGTGGCACGGGCTACACCGCCGGTGGCATCAGCGTGCCTGTCACTGTCACCAAGGACACCGCCAACGACAAGGTCACCATTCAGTTTGCAGCGGTTTCTTGGACCAGCAGCACCATCACCGCACGCGGCGCGGTGTACTACAAATCCCGCGGTGGTGCCAGCAGTGCTGATGAACTGGTTGCCTACAACGACTTCAACAGCAACATCACCACCAGCAACGGCACCTTCTCCCTGGCGGCCAGCACGCTCACGCTCCAGAATTAGACTGTCGGCAGCTGACAACTTTCGATGACACCGGAAGACATCACCAGCATCGCCGTGGCATTGCTGGCTGGCTCTGAACTGCTGGCAATCGTGCCTGGCATTCGCGCTAACAGCTGGACCCAGCTGATCCTCGGCGCATTGCGTGGCATTGCCTCCCGCAAGCGGTGACTGAGCCAACGCACGGCGAGATCCTCCGCGCCATCGGCGTACTGGAAGGCCAACTCAAGCAGCTGCTTGATGCCGCCATCTCCGACAAGACTGAGCGGAGCGGATTAGGCGTCCGTGTTGGGCGCCTTGAGACGCGCATGGGGCAAGTCGTGATCCTTGCCGTTGTGGCCGCAATGCTCAGCCCCATCATCTGGTCTGAGATCAAGGGCGCCTTCAGTTACCGGCAGTCCATGCCGCAGCAAATCCAACGGCCATGACGCAACCACTGCGGCTGATTGACCTGTTTCGGTACTTCAAGGGACTGCCGCACCAGCTGGCATCGATCAGCGAGCTCGAGGCCGCCATCAACAAGCGCGCCCCGCAACTGCTGAACCGCGACCAGCCATGGTTCAAGACCTGGAGCGTCCCAGGCAAGCAGACCGACCTGGCTGATGCGATCCAGATCATCAAGGAGTTTGAAGGCTGCCACCTCAGCGCCTACCCCGATCCGCTGAGCGGCGGCGATCCGTGGACGATCGGTTACGGAACCACGCGCTACGGCAACGGCGATCCGGTCAAGCGCGGCGACAAGATCAACGTCATCGAAGCTGACATGCTGCTTCGCTTGGAGGTGGACCGCATCGCAGACCGCCTGCGCACAATCCCGCATTGGGCAAGCATGGGCGATCCGCAGCGCTGCGCACTTGTAAGTTTCGCCTACAACCTCGGCACTGGGTTCTACGGCAGCGCTGGGTTTGACACCATCAGCTCAGCGCTGCGTGACAAGGACTGGAGCGCTGTACCGGCTGCGTTGCTGCTCTACCGCAACCCTGGCAGTGCCGTTGAGGCTGGCCTGCTGCGCCGCCGGAAGGCCGAAGGCGCACTGTGGCAGAAGGGCGCACCGCAACTGCAACAGCAGGGCATTTTGTTGCGCGTCCCGTATGAGGCACAGAACGACAACCGCTCAGGCACGGGCTACCGCGAGTGCTTCAGCAGTAGCGCTGCCATGGTGGCCCGCTTCTACGGCAAGGTCACCAGCGACGATGCCTACAACAAGATCCGCGCCACCTACGGCGACACCACCAACGCGCAAGCGCAGATCAAGGCGCTGCAATCCTTGGCGCTAACCGCACGGCTACGGACCAACTGCAACCCTGCCGTGATCGAGACCGAGCTCGAAGCCGGGCGCCCCGTGATGGTGGGCTGGCTTCATAAAGGGCCTGTCGGCGCACCAACCGGAGGCGGCCACTGGTCCGTGATCATCGGCTCTACCAGCGGTGCCTACGTCCACAATGATCCGAACGGCGAGGCCGACATGGTGAACGGCGGCTACGTCAACCACAGCAAAGGTGCAGGCATTGCCTACAGCCGCAAGAATTGGCTGCGCCGCTGGGAGGTGGATGGCCCCGGTACCGGCTGGGCGATGCTTGTAAGCCACGCCCCTTAGGCTAAGTACACACGGAGCCCCGTCTTGTGGACATCACCTCTATTCGCAAGACGCCAGAGCTTCTAGAGCTGCGCATTCCTTACGCAGGTTTCACCGAAACAGCTACATTCCTGCTGCTAAGTGACATTCACTTAGACAACCCAAAGTGTGACCGCAAGCTGCTGGCCAAGCATCTCGACGAGTGCCGCGCGCAGAATGGCCACGTCCTGATGTTCGGAGATGTGCTTTGCCTGATGCAAGGCAAAAAGGACCGCCGAGCAAGCAAGGGCGACATCCGTCCCGAACATTTAGGCGGCAACTACTTCGACCTTGTATTTAGTGAGGCGGCTGAGTTCTTCAAGCCATGGCAAGACATCATCCTCATGGCAGGCGATGGCAATCATGAAACTGCCGTAAGCAACAACCAGGAGATAGACCCCTTAGAAAATGTTGTGCGATTGATGCGCAACAACGGCAGCAACATCGAGCACATGGGCTATCAAGGCTGGATCAGGTTCAGCTTTACGCAGGACGGCAACAGCAAGACCAGGCGCTGCATGTTGTTCTTCCATCACGGCGCCTGGGGCGGCATCATCACTAAAGGCACCATGGGCGGTGGGCGTTATGCCTCAATCGCTCCAGACGCTGATGTCTTGGTCAATGGCCACAACCATGAGCGCAGTGTCGTCGCACATTCCTGTTATCGCGTCGATCAAAACGGCCGCGCCTGGGTAGAGCAGCGCTGGCACGTCCAGTGCGGCACCTACAAGCAGGAGTTTGGAGGAACCGGCGGCTGGGCAGTGGAACGGATCGTGATGCCGAAGTCACTCGGCGGAATCTGGCTTACACTGCGCCCGCGCCATCGCGGAGGCGTTGAAATCACCTGCACTCCTACCGTATGAGGCAGTACGTCCTAGAGATCGAGTACACCATCGTCGTCGAAAGCGAAGACGACGATCCCGAAACTGTTAGCGATGATTTCGTTTCTCGCCTAACAGAATTGGCTCCATCTAACGATCACATCCTGGGCCTCTCGGTCAACGTCTTACCAATCCCGGAGTTGCGTGGATCATCAGATTGATGGCACATCCCTCGTCCCCAAGCGCTCCGCAAAGCAACGATTCAGGCAGCAGATCTTTGAAGCATGGCAACACTGTTGCGCCTATTGCGATGCCACTGCCGACACCTTGGATCATGTCAAGCCACGACACAAGGGCGGCAACACCGTCGTGAATAACCTTGTGCCAGCCTGCCGCGAATGCAACCGCAGCAAAGGCAGTGAACACTGGCGGCAATGGTTCAAGCTGCAGTCATCGTGGACGGATGAGCGGCAATCTAAGATTGAAGCATGGACTGAAGATATGACACCATGACATGGGGTGACTGGATGATGGTCAAATGGACCATTGAAGAAGAACTGCGCATCGAAGCGCAATCACGTAGCGCATTGATTCATCCAGACGACAGGGATGTGCGATCATTGTGTGCCTCGCTGATTAAGCAGAATGCCTACTACACGCGACTCATTCAGCAAGCAACTGGTCACATCGCGCATCTTGAGACATCAGCGTTTCTCGGTGAGCATCAAACGAAGCCGCCGCATCGACCGATCATGGATCTGGCCAACCGCGCTGCGCGTTATGCCAAGCTCTTCAGCGATTTTGCCTTGCGTCTTTTTCGGCGCTCCTAATCCGTGGTAGCTGGCGACAATATCACGATCCCGGTCAGCAAGGAATGACAGCGCCAGCTCTAGCTGCTCGGCATATTCCATAGATAGCGAGTCATTGTAAGACTGATGCTCGTCAACGATCATGTCAACCAATGGCGAGCCATCATCCCTGACCAGTTGATCTAGGCTGCTATGGGGTACATTACGCATGATGTGCGATTGCAGCTCGTGCTGACTCATCTCCATTCGCTCAGCGCATTCTGCTGTTGACATCGGCTTGCCATGTTCTTGTAGATGCTCGCGTTGCATTTTGGCAATCTTGTATGTGGCATCTAGTACATGCTGCGGCACGCGGATCAGTCGCTCCTTGGTATCAATTGCGCGTGTGATTGATTGCCGCACCCACCAATAGGCATAGGTGCTGAACTTGTAGCCTTTGGTGCCATCGAACAATTCAACAGCGCGATTCAAACCGATGGCACCTTCTTGGATGAGGTCCATCAGTTCCAGTCCATTGCACTTCAATCGAGTGGTGTAACGCTTGGCGATGTGAACTACTAGCCGTAGGTTGCAGTTCATCATGGTTTCACGCGCACGCTGACCACGTTTAATCTCGCGCAGCTCAGCTTTGGTGCGTTCGCCTTCCATGGCTTGCAGTTCAATCATCCGCCGCACCTGGCGAGATAGTTGGATCTCCTGCTCACCAGTCAGCAGCGGAAATCGACCGATCTCGGTTAGGTAATCCTTAATGCTGTCAGTGCTCATGGTTCAGGTCATCGGTGTTGTCCCATTCGGGCATCAGCGTGGCGCTCAGGAACTGAGCATCAGGGCACAGCTCCTTGGCGCTGGTGATGGCGTGCGCAAGATCACGGGCCATCAGGTGGAGCGGTGCGGCGTGGCTGAATGCCACGCGGTACAGCTGGAGTGGTTTCAAGGCAACCTCAGCAGCAACGGCAGCAGGCGCACGAAGGCCGCCTTGATGCACAGCTCAACCGCTGCGCCGAGGGCAAGCAGCAGGGCGATTGTGAGCAGTTCAGTCACAGCAGCACCTAAATACAAAGGCCATAACCATGGTCATCAACGCCAGCCAGGGATGATTGCCGATCGCCAGACAAGCCGTGGCGACCATCAGCAGCCAGATTAGGTAGTACATCAAAATACATCCTCGTCAGCCTTGGAACGCGGCAGGAACTCAAACCGTTGCACGCTCAGCACGTGCTTGCGGCGCTTGGCGCCACTGTCCTTGTCCTGCCATTCCTGCATTCGCAGGTTGCCAGATACAAAGATCGAATCACCTTTCTTTAGTTTGTCCACGATGATTTCAGCGGTCTTGCCCCATGCTTCAACATCAATCGCATTGTTGATGTATTCGCCGTTCTTGTCTTTGCCTTCCTGAATGCCACCGCCGAAGTTGCAAACCATAGTGCCGCTTTCAAATGCTTTCAGCTGTGGCTCGCTGATGATGCGAACAATGCCGGATGCGTAGAGACTCATGGGTTGATCGGTGTAATGGAGTTGGATTCTTCAAAAGCCAGCACATCAGCCAGCGGATACCGCACCCGCGGCGTGCCAGCTGGCGTAGCGAGGCGCGGCAGGGTCACATAGCGTGGCCCTGAACCGCGTGCGCGCTGGCCTTTGATCGTGCTCGGCTTGACACCCCATCGGGCGGCTAGCTGCTCAGTGGTCAGGTACGGCTCAGTCATCATCAAATGCGCCTAAGTCAGCTGGTACGGTCAGCTCAGCCTCGCGGCTGAGTGCCAGCTGCATCAGCTGATCATTCTGCTCATCGCTCAGGTCACCTTTGCGGGCCTCCATGCGTGTGGTCACCTTGGTCAGATCGTCGATGGTCTTGGCCTTGGCGATGGCAGCCTTGCCAGCCGCAAACAGCTTGGCGTCACCGGCAGGCGCCGGCACTGCCGCCACTGTCACCGGCTCGATCGACTGCTGCTCCATCTCATCGGTGCTGTAGACGCCGCTCAGGTTGGCGGGGAATGCCTTGCGCAGTGCCAGCGCTTCAGAGCACTTGGCGATCATTGCGGCTGGCATCTTGCTCCACAGGCCCTGGCCGGCGTTGTAGTCCGCGAAGCGTGCCACGCCGGTGAATGGATGCGATGAACCCTTGCGCCAGATCGTGGTCTTCGCTGCAGCCGGCGGCTTGGCGCTGATCCACGCGTCCGACCACTGGCCATCATCACCGCACCATTCCGTATGGCTGCCGTCCAGCTCGCCGGTGCGTTCAGCAATGGCGCGCAAGCCGTCGATGCCGGCCTGAATTTGCATTTTTCCGCCACGCTTAATGGCGTAAATCTGCTTGGAGAACGGATCCAAGCCAGTGCGCTGGCAGGCATAGGCGAAGAGGCGCAACTCGTCGCTGCTGCAGCCAGGCGCGATGGTGGTAGCGATCAGCTGCGTCTGCTCTGGGGTCCAGAGCGCAAGGGAGCTAGAAGTCATCGGATGTGATGGTGTCAGAGGTCTGCAGTGCCCACCGCGGCAGGCTGATGGTTTGCGTGCTGTAGCCGGGCCATTCGCTGATCGCGCGGCAGTCTGCGATGGTGTCCAGGTTCTGCCGCCGCAGCACGATGGCATGATCCATGGCGTCGTTGTCCAGCTCGTAGACGCCAACCGCAAAGGGATAGGTCTTCTCAACTGCGATGAACACAAACCGCCGCGCATAGGTGCCGGCCTGGTAGTGATCGGCCTGTACGTGATACCGCCAGTGCGCCACCGACCTGGCAAAGCCGGCAGGGCTGGCATCGGTGGTGGTCTTGAGGTCTACCAGCGTGTCATTGGTCATCCAGTCCGGGCGACACTTGCAGCGCAGGCCGCTGATCGTGTCATCCCACCAGAAGGACTGCTCAGCCTTGCCGGCCTTGAGCAGCGCCGCAGCATCAGGATGGCTGCGCACGCTGGCGCTCATGGCCATGGCCTGCTCCATGTCGGCGGCTGACACCGGCTCGATGCCAGCGGCCTCCATCCCAGCGGCGGCAGCCTTGCCTTCCTTGGTGCGGCGATCGGGCGCAATGCCGTAGCGCGCGCTCAGCTCGTCAGGCTCAAGCACTGCGCAATGGACAAGGCTGCCGAGCCGCATGGCAGCAGTGGGCGGCACCACCGGGCGGTTCGGATCAATGAACCGCTTCCAGTAGTGGTACGGACTAGCGGCAACCGCGTGCAGGTGGCTGGCGCTGATCGCCGGGTCGGCATGGTATTCAGCGTTGCTGGTCATGCGTTACCTCGCGCTTGGCGATGCAAGAACGTCTGCGGGCCGTAGCACTGCTGCAGCTCCGGGAATGCCAGCAGCAGGCGCTGGCGGTTGCTGGGGTCAGCATGGAGCCCAGCATCAGCAAGGCGCCGCATGAAGCCACCGCCGTATGCGATGGCGGCTTGCAGGGTCCAGTAGGAATCAGAGGATGTCATTTGCGGATGTAGGACTGCGTGCCGGAATGAGTGGTAGTCGGAACGTCGGCGGCGTGAATGCCAATGAATGCAACAGTGGCCGCGGCGATCAAGAAGCAGATGGCGTTGCTCATGCCAGCACCTTGCGGACGGCGTAACGGCTGCAGCACAGCCGATCAGCAATGCACCGCTGGCTCATGCCTTGCTTGTACCAGCGGCGGATGCGTTGCTCGCGGCTCTCGGTGAGCCACAGGATGACAGCCACCACCAGCAGCAGAGGCAGCAGCAGGTAAAAGATTGGTTCCATGGTTGGGGTCGCAATGAGTGGTTGCCGGATTGGGTGCGGCTCCGGCGGGCCGCGTGGGGGTCAGAGGGCTGCGGCGTAGGCAGTCATGGCAGCTTGGCGGGCATTGGTGGCGGCGATCATGGCAGCCTGCAGCTTGATCTGCTTGGCGGTCATCTTGCTGCCGGGGGCGCCAGCGGCGGCAAAGAAAGCATCCTTAGCTGCGCGCTCGGCGGCCTTGAGTTGGAGCACTGCTTGGAGGGTCATGGTTGGGGTCGCAATGAAGGCGGGACTCTCGCCCCGTGCAACCATCATACACCCTGCGCATCCCCTGTCAACCGTGCCGCATCCTCGACGCTGCGCGCGACGCCAGCAATGCCACCTGCCGCCTGCACGGCCTCCAGCCATTGCCGCTGTTCCGGCCGCAGTCGTCCAGTGGCGCTCTTCACCTCGATACTGGTGAACACCGCCACCTGCTGCCCCACCATGTCGGGTGTGATCGTGCGCGTGGTCCAGCCGATCAGATCAGCGCTGCCAACCGCCAGGCCAAACTGCACCGGGCGGCCATGCTGGTCACGCAGTGTGCCGGTGTTGTTGCGGTACAGGCGCACCGGGCCGCGGCTAAGGGCAAGGCGGATGTGCTGCTGGATCTGTTGCTCGGTCAAGCGATGCCATGCCTCTTCGCCAGTCTGGCCTGGTACACCCTCTCCGCCCAGCCGCGCCTGTAGCCGCGTTGCTGCGCTAGCTGGCGCAGATCCTCCAGTGACTGCGCGGTGCCTTGCTGGCGTTTGCGTTGGCGGGCGGCCATCTCCACCAGCTCACCATCCACCTGCTCCAGCTCGCGCACCTCAGCGGCAAACGTATGCCCGCACTCGCCGCACACCCGCGCCTGGCTGGCCATTGCGGCATAGCACTTGGGGCAGACCTTGACCGATGGCGCCTTCTCGCGGTCTTGTTTCTTCAGTCCCTCCAGCGTCCATTCGCGGGGCTCGAGGTGGTGGCCCAGCCGCAGGCAGTTGCCTACATGGTCGAGCACCACAGCCACCTTGCTGCCAGATGGCCGCAAGCACCGGCCGATCATCTGCAGGTGGAGGCCCACGCTGGCCGTAGGTCGCAGCATGACGCAGCCCCCAACGCTCGGCACGTCCACGCCTTCGCCAATCAGCGCGCAGGAAGTCAGTACCTTGATCTTGTTAGCGCCCAGCTGTTTCAGCAGGTGGCGCCTGGTGACGGCATCCATGGTGCCGTCGATGCTGGCGGCAGCAATGCCGCTGGCATTAAACAATGCCGCCACCGCTT